CTGGCTGAGGCGCAGCAGCGCTTGCTCAAGATCGAGGCCAAGGTGCGCAAATCGATCCTGCGGAAAGCGGTGCGCACCGGCGGCAAGGAATTACTAAAGGCGGCCCGCGGGCAAGCCCCTGTGGATACCGGCTGGTTGCGGAGTCAACTGCGCGTTTCGGTCAAAATCGATACGCGGATCGGGACGGCCACGGCGACGATTCGAGCGAAGCGGACCAAGGCGCAGGCCCGCAGAGGCCAGAAGACCAGGCGGCAAATTGTCCACCTGGTGACAATGGGAACGCGGCCCCATACGATCCGCGGGCCCGTGGCGATCGGCCCGGGCGTGTACCAGCGGGTCGACCACCCGGGCGCCCGGGCGAACCCGTTTCTTGATCGGGCGCTCGCGCAGGCCGGCCGCGCGGCGATCGCCAGTTTTACGCGGTCACTGGGGACCGAAACCGAAAACTATGTGCGGAGTAGCATGATATGACCACGGCGGCACGATTAGAGGGCGACGTGCGGGTCACGGGTGACCTGCAAGTAGATGGCAGCATGCCCACACTCCAGAGGAGCGGATTGCAGCAGGAATCCGCGGCGGTGTACGCGATCCCCGTGACGCGCTTTCGCGTGCATGATTCGATCGATGACCCGTTGCCCGCGGCCGGGGCGAGCGATGACCTCGGGTGTTATGGCGGCACCTATGGGACCGATGCGCCAAAATTATCGACCGGTGACTTGAAAGCGGCCGGGGCGACCACGCGCTACGGTCGCGATATCCTGGTGCTGCCCCCGGAATACGTGGCTGGGCAAACGGTTACGTTGCGACTATCGGCCGGCATGGAAACCACGATCGCCGACACAACGGCCACCGTCGAGGTCGAGTGTTACAAGAGCGATCGCGAGGGGGCGGCCGACGGGTCCGATATCTGCGCGACGGCCGCGCAGAGCATCAACTCCCTGACGTTCGCGGACAAGGATTTTACAATCACTCCGACCGGGCTAACGGCCGGCGATCAACTGGACGTGCGCTTGGCGCTGGCCGTGAATGACGGCGCGACCGGAACGGCCGTGATTGCCACGATCGGCGCGGTTGAACTGCTGCTTGACATAAAGGTCTAACACAATGGCGAAAAACAGGTTTCCCGGCCGGGCCGGGACGATCGAGATTGACGTGACCGGCGAGGATACGACGTATAACGCGATTACGCTGGCGCGTAACATCCAGCTACCGGGCGCCAGCAAGGCCTTTATCGACCTGATGGGCATGGAGGATGCGACGTTCCAGGGTGAGCCCGGCATTGAAGAGGAAAGCACGTTTTCCTTTGAAATTATTTGGGATGAGGCCGACACGCAGGATGGCAGTTTGCGGACGGCGTATGGGGCCAATACGTATTGCAACTTCAAGGCGACGTTTACCGACAAGGATGATACCGACTACGTATGCAAGTGGAACGGGTACATTACGGGTCTCGAGCCGGTGGCCGTGGGGGGTAACGACCCGGTGTTGATGGCCGTCAGCGGGCGCCGGGTCGGCGCCATTAGCGAAAACCCGGCATGAGGTGACCCGTGACCAGCTTATCGGATATCGACCGGCCGGCCGTGACGTTTGAGTGGCCCCCGTGGGGCCGCAGCGTGACCGTGCGCGCCATGGGTGCCCTGGATCTGATTGAGTGGAAGGGCGAGCTGGAGCGAGCAAACCAGGGCACCGAGCGAGACCAGGCGGAATGTTTCGGACAGTTTCTGGCGCGGGTTGTGATCGATCCCGCGGCTGAAGCCGCGGCCTGGTCGCGCGACGTGCGCCTTGAAAGCCTGGTGGCGCTGACCGAGCGCGTGATGCGCGAGACGGGCCTTGACATGGATCAAAAAAAAACCGACTCGAAAACGACCTCTGGGAGTTTGCCTTTACGCTCTGCCGATCCCTCGGGGTGATCCATCCGCATCGGCTGTTTGAGCTGTTGACGGCCGATCAGTTTCTCGACTGGTGGGCGGCCTATTGCGTGAGCCCGTGGGGACCAGAGCGATCAGACCTCCGGAGCGCCGCGGCGGTGGCGATGGCAGCGGGTGCCCGGGGCGTGTCGCCGACATGGCCCTACCTGGAGACGCTGGAGGGCATCGAGGCCGAGTACGTGGCGATTGCTGAGCGGCACGGCATCGATCCGGACATCATACGGAGGAAACTACACCATGCCCGCAACCGCGGCCACGATCCAAATAGCGCTTGAAGCGCAGACGGCGCAACTGCGGCGCGGTTTTGCGCAGACCCGGCAGAGCGTCGACAACCTCGGGCAAAGCCTTTCCGGCAAGGTGGCGGCCGGCATGGCGAAGTTTCATGTGGCCCTGGCAGCCGTCAAGGGCGCCCTGGCGGCCATGCGCGGGGCGATCAATGCCGTGGCGCAGGCTATGGCGCGGCTGGATGAAGAGGCCAAGGTAGCGGCGAGCGTAGGGGCCGCGGCCGACCAGATTAAGATACTCAACTTCGCGGCGGAGCAGACCGGCGCCAGCGCCACGGTCATGCAGGAATCCCTGCGTCGGATGACCCGGCGGATTGGCGAAGCCGCGAAGGGCAGCGGCGAGGCCAAGCAGGCCTTGGCGGATCTGGGCCTCAGCGCTGAGCGCATGATGGGGCTATCGGCCGATCAGCAATTCGCGGCGATCGCCGACGCAATGGGCAGCGTGGCCACCAAGACCGAAAAGATGCAACTGGCAATGGATATTTTCGGCCGGCAAGGGGGGCAGCTGGTCAACACGATGGAGGGCGGCAGCGCCGCCCTCAATGAGTACGGCCAGCAACTTCAAGGTTTGGGCGCGTTGCTGGGCGACAACCGGGGCGCCGTCGAGGCGGCGAATGATGCCATCAATAGAATGAAGCAGGCCTGGTCTGGCCTGGTGGCCCGCATTGCTATTGTCGTCTCGCCGGTGATCGAGGCGATTAGTAACCTGCTGGGCAAGCTGATCGCGCAGTTTAATCGCCTGTTCGGATCGGCGACGGGGACCGCGGGCAAAATGCAGGAGTTCGGTCGAGCGACGGCCACGGCGACGGCCAGCATGGCGCCCCTGGCCAAAAAAATTGAAGAGGCCGGGGAGGCCGCGGTCGACAAGGCCAGTAAGGCCCGGGATATTGTCGCCAAGATCAAGAGCGAGTTCGCCGAGGCGATCAAGCCGGAAATGGCGATCGGCGCGGTGACCCGCGGGACCGCGGCGGGATTCTCAGCGGTGCAGCACGCGCAGCGGGCCGAGCGGGACGCAGAACGGCGGGACCGGCGCCGCAACGAGCTACTGGAGCGGATCGCCGCGGCACTATCGCGAGAGGGCTTGACGATCAAGGGCGTGGAATTGGGGTTGTGATATGGGCGTGGTGAGTGTCACTGAAGCAAAGCAAACGGCCAGTATGGTGGCCGATCGATCGGGCCATCGGTACACGGCCCCGTACCTGGTGGAAGTGTCCGACGCACGGGTCGGTTCGTTTGCCATTGTTGACTATTTCGGCGACGTGTTGGGCCGCGGCATCGACAGCTATTTTCGCTACGGCGACGACTATGATATGTTTTCCTTCTGCGACTCCATCCGGCCGACCCGTCGCCAGCGCAGTTTAACGCAGTGGGACGTGGTCCTCGAGTACTCGACCCCAACGGATGACGGCCAGCGCGACCAGCAAGAGTGGCGCGATCCAGACGGGGCGCCGACCAGGGATCCTTTTTCGTGGAAGGGCAGTCTGAGCATCGCGACCCAGTACGTGGAAGTCCCCGTGTGGAAGGCCTGGAACGTGGATGCGTTCCCGCTTGATTCGACCACGGGCACGTATCACCGACCGGCGAACACTCTCGGGCCGGTCGTCAACAGCGCCGGCGTGGTCCTCGATCCGCCCCTCACCGTCAGCTATCCGGAGCGCGTGATCCAGTGCAGTTTCAACGTTCCGGACTGGGACGAAGAGGACGCACGAGTTAACGAAAACCATATCAATCAAATGCCGATCCGGTTCGCGCCCGGCCTCCTGAGCGGGTTCAACGTGCATCAGCGCACGTTCGATCGCTACACACTGAAATGCACCACGGTGCAAGGCCAGTACGGGGAGGTGACCGGGCCGGCCGGAAATCGCATCAGCTATTGGAAGGTGAGCATGGAATTTCGGGTCCGCCTGCGGTCACCATCCGGCGATCCATTTGACGGCTGGCTCGAGACAGTGCTTGACCGAGGCCTCACGCGCGGGGCCGGTGTGGGCGATCCGGATGGCACGGGCGGTCAGTACGCGAGCGGGGACCTCGAGAGCGGCATGGGGCGGGCCGCGGCCATTCGCGGCCCAGACGGTGACCGGGTCGGGGAGCTGGTCCTACTCGACGGAACGGGACAGCCCTTGACCGACTTGACGGGCACCGACGCGCAATCTGGCGTGTATTGCCGGTGGCGCGTCAATCCATTGGCAACCTTCCTTCTCTTGCCTTATACCGTCTTTGAGGCCGCCTGATGCCGACGCTACCGATTCTAGTTCCCTCCGCGATCGAGCAACTCCGGCGTGACCACGAGCGCCTGAGGCTGGAAGTGCGGCAACTACAGGCAGCCGTGCGCGCGCTGGCGCAACTGGCAGGCGGTAGCGGCACCGGGGGCGTTTTCGAGTTGGCCAAGACGGATGGCAGCGGGATCAGTGCCATGAGCGGCGACACGCCCGGGGCCGGGATAATTACGCCCTACCGGATTCGGGGCGACGGCACGATACAGGCACTTAGCCATGATGAAACGTGCTACAACATGGCTGGCGCCGTGGCAGCGACGACGTACATCGGGGTTTTGCGAGATGC